GCAACAGACGGTCGTTGTTATTGTGTAAAGGTAGAATGTGCAGAACATGGTGCTAACTCAGCAATTTACGAGGCATAAATTTGTCTAAGAAGTACGTTGAAGGCGAGACTAAAGAACAACGTAAAGCTCGTAAAGAATTAGAGAAAGCGCAGAAAAGTGTAGAAACTAGTCAAATCTTGCCGCAAGAAAGTGTAGAAGAAAAATACTATGTGCTGTGTCTAAAACATGGCACAAAATACTCTGCAGATTATGTAAACAAATTATACAATGGTGTAAAAAGACATTGTACTTTAGACTTTGAATTTGTTTGTTTAACTGAAGATCCTAGTGGCATAAATGATGATATAACAGTACTTCCCTTACCAGGGGGCATTTCGGGTTGGTGGTGCAAACCTTATATATTTTCAAACGACTTGCCATTGAAAGGCACCGTATTGTATATAGACTTAGATGTTGTTATAGCAAACAATATAGACAAATTATTTACATGGCAACCAGATCGATGGTGTACCCTAAGAGACTTTACACGAGTAATGCGTCCTACATGGCACAAATATAACAGCAGCGTTATTCGATTTCGTGTAGGCGATTTAGACTTTGTGTGGACAGAATACAAAAAAGATAGAACATTTGCTCACGGAGGTATCAGGGGAACTAGAAGACTAAGAACTATTGAGCATTGTAAACCAAAATCAGAATGTTGTATTACAGTATTCCACGGAGATCCTAACCCAGAAAATTGTTTGGATCCATGGGTGGTTGACAACTGGCGCTAACAATAGTATAATATAAACTAAGTTAACAAATATTAGGCACACAGAATGATTCAACGTATAGGCTTTGCATGTAAGTACATGCACCCAGATCAAACACAGAAGAAAAAACTACTTGAAGAAATTCAGCGTCCGCTGAACACTAAGTCAACCACAGTGCAATGGTTAAATAGACAAACACGTGATGTTGCTGAACAGCGACTATGGGACATTATGGTACATAACATACAGTCCTATTATAACCTTATTGAATATGTAGGAGATTTACCTAATGAGTTACGAATGGTTCGACTTGGCAGCGATGTCCTTCCTGTATACACTCAGTCTGATTGGTGCTATTTTTGGAAACGTCCTTCTGTGGTCGCTTATTGTGAGCGTGAATTTGCAAGAGTCGGAGCCCTCGCTAAAGCAAATGATGTTAGGCTTAGTATGCATCCTGGTCAGTTTACTGTACTTGCTAGTGACAACGAAGATATTGTAAATAGAAGTATAGAGGAGTTTGAATATCATGTGGACATTATTCGGTGGATGGGTTACGGTAAAAATTGGCAAGACTTCAAATGTAACGTCCACATCTCAGGCAGACAAGGTCCAGCCGGTATCATCAACGTCCTTCCAAGATTGTCTCCAGAAGCACGAAACTGTATTACTATTGAGAACGACGAAATGTCGTGCGGCATCGACGCCAGCCTGGAACTTGCCAACCACGTCGCACTCGTTCTTGACATACACCACCACTGGGTCGCTAGTGGAGAATACATTCTACCAACCGACGATAGATTTAGTCGCATAGTAGATAGTTGGCGTGGTGTTCGTCCTGTCATTCATTATTCAGTATCACGTGAAGATCTGCTTATAGATCACGATCCTAATAAGAAGCCTACTATGGATATGTTATTATTAGAAGGCTACAAGAAACAAAAACTAAGAGCACATTCAGACTTTATGTGGAACAATGCGGTAAATGACTGGGCATTGTCATTCTGGGATTACGCAGATATTATGGTAGAGTCTAAATGCAAGAACCTTGCTAGTGCAAGACTATATAAACACTGGCTAAATACTGTATGCGATTTAAACAAATCAAAAATTGTGAACGAACACGCTCTCGAACTTGTCAGTGCGAAAGTATAAAGCAGTTGTCAGAATCTGACACGCCTGTAGTTGCTGTTGCGGACCTAGTCCACTCAGACGAAGTAAAAGGCAAAATACTCTTTATGCAAGGACCAGGCACAGCCACTCTTGTAAAGGGTCGAATAACTGGGTTAAGTGAAGGAGAGCATGGATTTCATATTCATGAATTTGGAGATCTATCCAAAGGTTGTGAAAGTGCGGGAGGTCATTACAATCCCGACAACGTGGAGCATGGCGATCTTAAATCAGGCCATGTCGGAGATCTAGGCAACATTACCGCAAACTCGAACGGGATCGCAGAGTTTACTATCAAAGCAGAACGCATTGATTTAATCGGTGAAAGAAGTGTTGTTGGCAGAGCAGTAGTAGTTCATAAAGATGAAGATGACCTCGGCAAGGGAGGAGATGAAGAATCGCTAAAAACCGGAAATGCCGGTGATAGACTTGCTTGTGGGATAATTACACTTACAAACGGAGAATAAAATGATTAGTTTTTTAAAGAAAATTTTTGGTATGGGTGAGGAAGATTCTCAACCTACTAAAATTTCCGACCATGTTGCTAAAAAAGAAGCACAGAAACAAGCAACAAAAGTACCTTCAAAGGCTGAGTTAAAAAAGTTAACAAAAGTCGGGTTGGAAAAGTTAGGCCGTGAAAACGGTGTTGAACTTGACAAGAGATTAACTAAAGATAAACTAGTTAATCAATTGCATAATCATATGAAAGGGAAATAATATGTTAGATAAATTTAAATCTTGGGTTTCAGATCGTTTCACAGAAAGAACTTCTTGGGACGGTGCGGCTTTAATTGCATTAGGTATTGTAGTACTAATTGCAAAACCTTTGGCAGGTTTACTAGCCTATGCGGCAATCGCATATGGTGCTTGGACTATTTGGAAGTCTGAATAATCTCGTCAATCGTAATCAAACTATCCACAGTTGTGTTCAATCTGCGTCTTTGTTCGACGCCTTTCTTTTGTGCAAATCGTTTAGGGTCGCAGTTTGGACACACGTGGTTATAAGAATTATCTAAACGTTTAGGATCTATTTTTCCTTTATCACGTTTAAATTCTTGGTGACAATCGTCACACTCAAATATCGCTATAGTTCGTTCACGCTTATACGGGTGTGTTTTACCCTTTTTAGATCGACGGATATAAAACTTTAATTCTTTTTCAATTCTTAAAAACATACGCAAATATTTATATAATTACATTCGGTTTGCAAAAATATTAATAAATACATTAGAAGAGGTAGTAGTATGCCAGACTTAGTTAAGATAACAGATTCCGCTAAAGAACAAATGGTGCAAATGCTAAAAGAACATAGCACACAAGCAGTTCGATTAGCAGTTAAAGGCGGTGGATGTGCTGGTTTTAAGTATGATTGGACACTAGATGATAGTATCGAATCAGGAGACGAAATTATAGATTTACCAAAAGGTAAGTTTATAATAGACGGAACTAGCGTTATGTACTTGGTAGGTAGTACTATTGATTACAAAAAAGAAGTATTTGGATCATACTTCTCAATTACAAACCCAGCATCAACGGCAAGTTGTGGTTGTGGTGAAAGCGTAGGATTTTAGGGGTCAATATGCCAAAAAAGATTATTAATATAGGTGTTGAGGGTAATGACGGAACTGGGGATAGTATCCGTGATGCATTTAGCAAAACAAATGAAAACTTTTCAGAACTGTATGCAGTGTTTGGACAAGGTGGAACAATCCGTTTTACAGCACTATCAGATACACCAGATGAATTAGGCGCAAATAAAATTCCAGTTTCGAATGATAGCGGTTCGGAACTATTAATGAAAAATGTTGTAGGTGGGCCAGGTATTTTAATTGATAACACCGACCCTAGCGAACTTGTTATTACAAATAGCGGTGGATCAATTAGTTCAGACTTACAACCTACAATCGGTAACTGGCTAAACGGTTCAGGAAACTACACCCTTGGTAACATTGGTCCTATAACAGACCAAGCGGCGGTTGACTTTAATACAACACATCCTGGATCAGATATTCAAGTACACGATCTTGTTCCTGATAAAAAATATAACGATATAGCATACCAACAAAAAGGTGTTGCAAACAGAATGCGTTCTGCTCCAGTAGATGCAACAGAGTACACTTTAACTATTGGTAGTTTTACTAACAATAATTTAATTGTTGTTGCTCATGGATACGATCATGGTGTTGACGGACAAGGTTTTAAATATCAAGTATCATCAGGCGGAACACCTGCAACTAACTTATTAGAGAATTCAACTTATTATGTACGTTATGTAAATGCAAATACATTAAGTGTACACCCGACACCAGCAGATGCTATTGCTGATACAAATAGAATTTTAGCAAATGCAGGTGTAGCAGGAAATCCAGGTGGCACACATTCACTTGTTGATGCTGATTATGATTCAGCATTGTATGGAACATACCTAAGTACAGAAGCATTACCAAGAAGTGCTACTGTACGTAGACAAGGTGATGACATGACTGGCGCACTTTATCTACATGACCACCCAGGCAATTTATCAGGTAGTGGTACACCCAATGATGTTGATGACTTACAGGCGGCTACAAAGTTTTATGTAGACAATTCAAGTTTTACAAGTATTGTAGATTTATATGTTAGAACTAATGGTGATGATGAGCAAGAATTTTCACCAGTAGGTAAAGAAGGACGTAGTTTACAATTTGCTTATAAAACGGTTGGTAAAGCGGCTGAGAAAGCAGAAGAAATTATTTCAACAAGTCCATTAGAGCCAGGTGCATACTTACAAACAGTGACATATAACGAAGGCGATAACAATTCAGTTATCACAAGTCAGAATGTTACTTCATCAAACTTAGATGGTATACCTGCAAGAAAT